CCTGTAGTGTAAAAAATAGCACGAAAATGGTTTCCCCATTTCCGTGTTGCGTTTTTTCACGCTTTAATTTTCGTTGTTAATCGGCAGATAAATAATTCAGCATCGTAACCGGCTTCATTAAGAATGTCATGAAAAAGACGGTTGTTTTCACTATCAATTTCAAAAAATTTTTATTCTAATGTCGTGTTCTGCAAATTTCCGTAAACGCAAATTGTGATATAACTATTCATTTTAACACCCTCCTTTATTGCCTTAATTATATCATATAATAAATGTGATGTCAAGAAAAAAGACGCGGAAATGTTAAAACATTTCCGCGCCATTTATTTTAGATCATTTTACACCAACGGATATCCACATTTAATAATAACCTGTGTTAAACCGCTTGCAGACGGGGTCGGCCCATTATAAACCACAGTTCCATCAATGTTAAATCTTGCAAGACCACATTCAATACTTCCAACAAACGGGTTTCTTAATACACATACACAATCAAAAGAAAATTGCGGTCTAGCGTTGGCGGGCAAAGTGCAAATAAGATCATTAGAAGCAACATTACTTGCTTTTGCAAGATTGATTATTGCATCCACATAATTATTAGAAACAGAAATACGGGACCCGTTGCCGCCATAGGACGTGCCCGGGGTGATAACAACAACACCAAATTTTACACCCATTTCATTAAGCGTAATGCTGGTCGAACCGTCAAAACTTGCGCTACCAATATTGACAGGCGTTTTCAGTTTTCCAGCGGTTTCCGCAAAGTTCACACTGTCCGGTAAAATTTGACCGGCAAAAACAGTAAGCGCAGAACCGTTAAGAACGCAAATCACATTTGCATTGATAACAAAAGCGTTGTTTTGCAGACCCTCTCCGTTGGGTAATGTTGCGGTAACTGCGCCGCCGTCAACCGTGAAAGTATCGCCTACTTTGAAATTTGAAGATGCAATAAAATAAAATGCGTTTGCAGTCGGCACAATTCGCACAATCTGGTGCACAGTTCCGGCCTTAGAATAGTTCGCTTTCTGCAAAGCCGAATTCTGATTTTTGAACATTTGGGCATCAATCTTGTTGTAGTTCGGGTTGTCGTAGATAAGCGGGTTTACAATGTCGCTACCCTCTACAATGTTAAGTCCGAAATTAGACGTAGTAGTTGCCATTTTTATTTCCTCCTTATTTTACAGGAATTAAAATATTCCCGTTAATAACCATCTGCGAATAAGTTATCTTGAGTGCTAAAAGTTCGTCATATGTATAATTACGCTCTGCCAAAGTAGTGTAGTTGATACCGTTTTCAACGTGCAAGTTGGCGAGATAATCAAACATATTTTGAACCGTCACCCGCTGCCCCGTGAAAAAGTTAGTAACCAAAAGCTGATTACCCAAATTTTTACTAATTTCCTCAATTAGATATTCATTGTTGTTTTCAATCGCCGTGTTTATCTGAACATAAACTTTGTTAAACTCGTTATCAACATCTTGAAATTTAGCATTATTTTCTGCTTGATTTTGATTGATTTTATTATCAAGATCTGTGATAGCGTTGTTTGTGGCTTCAATTAGTGTATTAATGTAATCTTGCAAAGAATTATTTAAATTACTTATCTGTTCATCTGTATAGGCTTTTGCTTCCGCAAGCGAATCTTGATATTGACTTAATGATTCAAGAGTTAGCTTTAAAACAGCACAAATTTGCTCATAATAACTTAATGAATCATCATAGGCTGTGGGAATTACAGAAAAATACCTGTAAAGTTTATTCAGCCTATCAGTTAACTCAGTGTTCATCAATCAACCTCCCATAAACCCATAAATAGCGGTTCAAGATCATCAATAATTCTGAGATCAACACTAAAAAATTCCGGCTTGAATTTTTCCACAATATCAACCACAGAAAATCCCCTAAAACCCTTTAGCGTTTCGGTGCGCTGCATATCATTTTGGGCATTGCTTGTTCCGTTTGAATTTGTTGTATTAGTCGTACTTCCGTTAGAGTGTTGTGCATTGCTCATATAATCATTATTCAAAAAGTCTGTTAGCCCGTTTTGCGGTGTATCAAAATTAGTGGAAGTATCTTCGTTTTCGGTTGTGCTTGTTCCTGCGGCCGTTGACGTGCTGTTTCCGTTGTCTGTTTGACTGATTTCTGTAACCATGTTTTCCGTCTGTAAAATGCTTGCGTTTAAAAGATCAGAATATAGTTTGTTGTAAGCTGGCATTATTAGATTTAATTTACTGTCAAGGAAAAGTTTAAATTGCCCGAAAGTTTCAGCACCAATTTCACGCATATAAAAATGCTTAATGATATTTGTTTCAAGCGTTTGTTTGTAGTCCTCATTAAAAATGGGATAATTAAAATTGAAAATTTTAGGACGTGATAGTTCAATAACTTTTGAATATGGCTCAGTAATTTCAGCAAAATATTCACATATCGTCTTTAGTTTCGTTGTATAAATCGCCGTTTTCCTCACCTCCTAATTTTGACAAGAAAAGATTTGAATTGAATTTAACTTTAATGTCAGTTCCAAACATTAAGTTAATTTTTTCAACCGCGTTTTGTCTCGCCATTAATCTTGACTGCCTAAATGCTTCGGTTGCTCCAAGATTAGATTGGATTTCGTTTGTAATCATGCGCTCACTTTTTTCGTTTGTGTTTGCTTCAATACCCATATATGTGAGCGTTTCTTCAAAGATTTGCCTTTTTAAAGTGTTTAGTTTGTCTGCCTTATATTCTTGAGTTGGAATTTGCACATTAAATTTGCCAAGATTAAAAGAATTTCTCAAAAACAAAACAGGTTTGTTGCCGTCATATTGCTCCCAAGCGTTGATGTACGTTAGCTTTTGAGAATCATCATCAGCAACAATAACGACAGGGGTTTTTTGTGCTCTAACATTAACTTCAATTGATCGGTCAATATCAGTTAATTTCTGTGATGCGACAATAATATCGTCAACGGCATTTGTTTTAGAATTATTGTTATAGCAAATTACACTGTTTTCATCCGTCAACCCTCCTACGGTGTAAGGATTTCCCACACTGTACGCACGTCTGGTAGTAGGATAGCCATAAACGTTAGGCACTCCGTCAGAGGTAAAAGGAAGAGCTGTTAGCCCCATAGCCGGGTCGTTGAAAAAGATTATTTTACCATCAAAAAACAGCACTCTTTCAATAAATTCCGGTGGAATATGCAACGGTAAATTCTCCCACGAAATAGAGGATATTGCAAGATCATAAAAGCGATTGAACCACACTGACCAAGTATAAGCATTAATGTATTGCGCTCGCTCTAAACTCCACGATTTTTTCTTACCCATTTTTTCGCCACCTTACACAATAGAATTTTTTAATGAATAGTTGCCGACATCATTAGTGTGCCAAAAAGTAATTCCCCTGTCAAGCATATTTGCAATAAAAGACAAAATTTCATTTGGTGCTTTTCCTGTAACATTTGCCCCTATTGTTTTCACATAGTTAAAAGCTGCTCTGCCTGTAATGTTAGGCTGTTTTAACCTGTTTGTTTTGTAACCAAACATTGTAAAATAATCATCAATAATTTGTCCATATTCTGGCTTTATCGTCCTGCACTCGGTAAAAAATCCACCCAAATTTGCAATGTCTAACACGTCAGCTGCATTTACATTTCCGTTCACATTATCGGGCACAATTTGTGCTTGCGTGACTTGTGTGATCGTAGAAGTAACGTCTGTGATTGTGCTTGCAAGTGTTCCGGCAATTGTTGTTGCCGCCGCCACAGTTGCCGCCGCACTTGCCCCGCCTGTAACAGGCGCAAGAGCAAGACCAAGACCAGCGGCCCCAAGACCTCCCGCAAGTTTTAACGCCGTTTTAAAATTACTATTAGCAATAGCAACTTTATTTTGAGCAATCCAGTTTTGGTAATATTCTTTAATCCACGGAATTAAAGGCCACGAATTGGAATACACCGAATATTTTGTATTTTCTGTTACTCCCTCATAGTTTCGCGGAAACATTACACACTCTGGATTAGGCCCAAAACTTGCATATACTTGAAACTGTGCAACGCCGTTAAAGTTTTCGTAGCGCATTTCGGATTGACTTCCATTTGAGTACGCAATCAAACTACAAAACGGGTAACAATACAATTTATTATTTTTAGGCGTAAAAGAAAGAGTTCTTGCTGCTGGGGTGTGTGTAAATGATTTTGGATTTGCGTTCCCCTGTTCTGGATTTGCGAAAGTCGGAACACAAAAAACCGAAACAATAGCATCAGATTTTCCGGCTTTTGCAAATTGCCCAAGATCAAAAGCAAGTTGTTTCACGTCAGCATTACTTGTGCTACCATAATATTTCCATACAAGAGGGAACGGAAATCCGTTAACGACACCACCCGAAAAAACATCCTCAATCGCAAAATCTTCTGGAATTTCAGTGGCACACCATGCAATGCTCATATTGCTCCCCGTGGTTGATTTTGCAGTTGTAATATAAGGGCCAAGCTCCAAATTTTCCGGTACGGTATTCGCGCCTATTGTGTCATTATTTGTATGTTCACGCTCAACAAAAGATGGTTGAATGTTGCACTTCAAAAACCACGTTTGGAATTTGTCAACTTCAAAATAAATCCAAGAAGAGTTTTGACCTTTATAAACAATGCTTTTAATAAAAGCAAAAATATAGTCACTGTCAAAGGCTGGATTTTGAAAAACAATGTAGTTGCAGTCTTTTAATTCCTCGCTATTAAAAGGTACTCTAATCACCGTGTTTTCTTCTTCACGAATAAAACTAAAATCTGAAAAAGGGCCGTATTTTTTAAAGGACAAAATATTTTGTAACTGCTCTGTGGGACTTGAAAAAAGCCTAATATGTTGATAGTTGCTTGCCCAAGGAACGCCACTACAAATATATAAAACGCTATTTGTTGGCATTAGATCACCCCGTTATAAAAATATAGGGCGGCGGCGTTATGCCGCCGCCCCGCAAAATTTACGAAACAGTTGTTTTTGTGCTACCAGATTTGGTATTATCGTAAACGCTCGTGGCAGTAATAGTATACTCTCCACTTGCTGCCGCACCGTAGTTTACCACACCAGTATTTGCATTGATGGTTGCATTAGTGGTGGGGCTGATCGAGAACACAACACCCTTGTTTGCAAAATCAGTTGTGGAAACATTTGCCACATATTGCACAGTATCTTCGGGTGCTGCGGTACTCGGCCCGGAAACAGTAACCGCTGTAATGGACGGGGTAGTTGCGCCAAAAGCAACCGCGTTTGCAAACGGGGACGCACTGTAGACCATGCTAACATTCAGATAGTTGTTGTAGTACCCACCGACTGCGATATTATCAGAATCGAACCATTCATTCCCAATATAGCACTGGAAAAACTTTTCGTCAACCGCCAATGCCTGAATAGATTTCAGCGCCGCATTATCATCCTCTGAAATTTCGGTATAATCTGGGTCGTCTGCAAGAAGCATATTGAGCCGTGCAATTTCACCGTCATTAAAGCCGAAACTATCAACAAGAGTGCGGCGACCGAGATATGTAACGCGATCGAGATTAAAAGCACTTGCCTGTACCTCAACGCCCACAACGTTATCAAAATCCACGGAAACAATCGCTCGCACGTCCTCAATATTGCTAAAGTTTTCCACCCCTGCAATATTGTAGTCAGTGCTCATAAAACTAAATTTCTGTACAGTTCCGCGCAGAGCGGCAACAGCGGTTTTTCCGGTTGCTTCATCGGTTACGGTGGGGACAGTTTTAAATGTCATGCTGCCATCAAGCACCATCCGCGCAACAAGATATTTCATCATAATAAACTGATCGTAGTTTCTTGCGCTGTAAAGGCTTGCAACAATTTTGTCAATGAGGTCAGTAACACCGTCAACGGTCAAAAAGGCTTTTTTGATTTCCCACTTTTCAATGGTGACGGGGTACTGACTTTCAAGGTCAATGGCATGGAACGCGCTGCGGATGTCGGGTTTATGACGCTTTGCAAACTCCGTTTCTCCGCGGCTTGCCTTGAAACTCTGGACTTTTGCAATGTTAACAAAGGTTTCCTCAATAGTTTCACCAAATTCAAGCTGGCCCTTGATTGCCCATCCCCACGGGTTGGTATAAAGTTTGGAAGCAACAACCACTTTTGCGATACGATTAATCATATCCATAAAGAGGTTTACACGCGGCTGATAACCAAGAATCGCTTCACCCACCATACGAATACTTTCGGTGGTCTGCTGTGCAGTGGGAACCGCATCAGCATACCCACTGCCCGCTTCGCTTCGGATAAAATTCAAAATACCCGCGCTATTAGTTTTAAGTGTGGAAACAGTCGGTTTAATCATTTATTTATCCCCTTTCAAAAAGATCGTCGAACTTTTCCGGTTCGCTTTCAATATCTTCATTTTCATTCTCGTTTTCGGTTTTCTTGCGTCCCATAAAGGCATCAATATAGTTCTTTTTCCATCCATCCATATCTTCAACAGCCTTATTATATGCGGCGCTCCACGAATCAAAACCATCCGGCGGGGCTTCGTCGGCGGTTTCTCCGCGCCTTGCAAGTTCACCCTCGCGTTCATCAAGATAGTCTTTAATCTTTTTAAGAGCCGCTAGCATATCAGCAGAAAGTCCGCCGCTATTCAAAATTTCTTCAAAAAGAGCGTCGATGTCTTTTCTCTCCATTAAATTTCACCCTCCTTTTCACTATAAGTAATTCCGATTTCTTTCAAAAGCTCGCGCATTTTTTCAGCGTCTTTCCCGGTCAACGCGCCAAAAGTGAATTGAAAACCTTTTACCACACCAAAACCATTAAGACCAGCATTTTTGATGATAGCAGGGTAATCTTTATATGCCTTGTCACCGTCAACGCGACCAGAAACCCCAAGCACAGCCGAGCTGTTTGTATACTGCCAAATTCCCCAAGACACAGGAACAAAAGGCTCACTTGCACTCCATTTTGCAATCCAAAAATCATATGCTTTCAGATCGTTATACGCAAGATTATTTTTGCACCAACTTTCACTACAATAAATCCCGGCGTAATAGCCCGCCTTTTCAATTGCATCACAAAAAGCCTTAACCACTTTAGTGCGCTGTGCTGCGCTCAAACTGTCAGCGCGTCCCGTGTTTCCCTCTGCGCCGCTAAGCTCGGTATCAATATAGAGAGGATATTCTACACGGAAAGACTTTGCAAAGTTAAGCAAAAACTGCGCTTCCTCACGCGCTTCATTTTCGTTCACAGCCTGCGAAAAGAAATAAAGGCCAATGGGAATATTTCTTGCGTTTGCCTGCGTGCAATTAGTCCGCGCTTTTTCGTCCTCGACAATTTCGCCGCTACCATACCCGCGATAACCAGCGCGAATAATCGCGAAATCAACAGAAACTTTGCCCCAATCAATAGCGCCTTGATATTTGCTAATATCAATTCCTGTTTTCATTTTCACTACCTCCAATCCTTTCAAAATACTTTGATAGATTTTTTGTAATAACGTTTGGGTTGATTTTGTCGACATTTTCCAAAATGCTGCCGATTTCCATAAGTATAACATAGATCGAAAAAACAGGCACAAGCGACACCGAAACCCCGATACTTTCAGAAACCCCGGAAAAATCAACCAAACCAGCTAAGACAATTACAATGATTTCACCCCCTTTATTAAAAAGACCTTTTCGCATTTCGGTGCTTGTAAACCTTCCGGCTTTAAGAGCTACCACAGTCCCGCTCAAAAAATCAAGAGCAATAAAAAGCAAAACTACAATAAAAATATTCAGATCAAACACCTACCATTCTAATTATTTTTTGCCAATTAGTCTTAGTTGTTAGTTTGTCGTAGTATAAAGCCCCTGTGTTATATGCTGCTTTTAGTACGTTGAATTCCTCTGTTTTCTTGAAAAACTGCGCTGTTAAAATATTAGGTTTCAGATCATGCGCCGTGAAACTGTAAAAACGTGGAAAATTTGGGTCGTGTTTTTCACTCATAAAAACTCGGCCATTTTTCCAATCCACCCAAAAACCATATGTTGCTCCATCAATGTTGGCGCAACACATCAGTTTTGCGGTATCGGTTTTTTCTTCAATAAAATCGTAATTGTCATAAATAAATTCTGCTTCTATTGAATATCTCTCATAATCAGTATTTTTTATGAGTTGCGCAAACTCTGATTTTTTCGCTTGTTCCTCAAATTCTGAATTTTTAATGATTTCAGCATAAATTGATTTTGTTTGAAAATAATTCTTTTCGTTAAAACTTACATTAAAATAGATAAAGTAGGGATTTATTACGCTTAAAGTATTTGCAAGAAAAAGTACCGGACAACGTTTTCTATTTGGGTCGGTTGGCCTTGCGATAGTGTTGTAATAGTCTAAAAAATACTCTGTTTCCTCTGCCATGTAATTAGTTCTCGATATTTTTCTATCAATCAAAAACTCGTCAAAAATAATAAGTTGAATGTTTGGGGATGTAATACCCTTTGTGCGTCCGTCAACACTTAATGCAGACACATGAATAAAAGGTTGTTCGTCAAAATAGTATGTATTTTGCTTTAATGCAATTTTATGGCCCCTATCTTTTTCAAGTTTAAAAATTGTGTTAAAAAGTCCATTCCTCACTTTTCTGCGCTCACTATCATATCTCCGCAAAAAGACGGCTTCAAAGTTCGGATTTTTTTCTTTCTGCCTTACACAGTAATCGAGAGCGCCGGTTGTTTTTCCGTTTCCGCGCGGGCCTACAGCAAAGTTAAATAATCTATGTTTACTCAATATTTCGTCCGGATAAAACCAAATTCCCATTTGCACCACCTAAAAATTAAGGGCATACTGTATTGCATAGAGGGGATCACCAATCCCTAAATTTGTCCGGTGCGTTTTACCGCCGGTTTCCGTCCAAAGCACTGTACAACACAAGTAGCCCTCTAATATAGAATATCATATTTTAAAACTTGTGTCAAGGCCTAATTGTAAAGTCCGTGTCAACAAGCACAATCCCGCCGGGGACGTGCAGCGGCCGCAGCTTTCCACCAAAAGTCGCTCCATAGTCAAATTTGCTATAGTCAACTTCCTTTTTTGTAGCTGGCGGCATACCCGCGCCCGTTATTTTCCATTCTTCACTGCCCTCTGGTTCGTCTGGCTCTCTGCCGTACTCCATGTATAATTTAGATCGTAAAAACTTCGCCTTTGTAAAGACGCTTTCAAGTTTAAACGCTCCTAATTTATATTGGTCAACATCAATTGGTGGCTTTTCGTTTCCGATTAAATGTAAACTATCGGTGTCGGCATAAATGAAGCGGTCAAAACATTTTTGAGCTGCTCTGATAGTCACATTTCTGGCGTAACTTGTGACAAAAGTCCCAACAGGAATATATAGCGGTTCTCTTGTTTCTGGTTGTAATAATCTATAGTGCACTATCCCATCTTCGCCAAGATACGGCGCTTTGCTTTGCACTTTTGGATTAGTTGCAAATTTACCGTAAAGGCTATTTAATAAAAGTTTTGCAAGCTGTGAAAGAACTGCGTTCTTTGTCTTTTTTGCTTCTGTTTTTGCTTGATACCATGTATCAATATATTCGTCAAAAAGCCCTGCCTTTGCCTTGAATTTATATCCGTCTATATACTCCATGTTGTAAACATTGTAATGCTCTAAAAATAATTTAACATCAACGCAAGTCAAGGTTAACTCAACCTCAATATCTTTAGAACTTTTACAGTATTCAGTCGGTATAAAGGCAAAGCGATTAGTTTTTATTTGAATTGTTGGTAAATAGTTTTCTTTCACTTCAAATGAACATCTGAACCGCTGAACAAATAACGGATATTTTTTATCATCTTCATATTTGCCGATATAATATTCCGGCTGACCGTATGGATATAAATAAGGACTATGTAGAACTGATGGATAAAGACTATTTACATCATATACCTGTCCTTGCCCTATATCTTTATTAGCATACTTTTCATTTAGATAGGCGAACCCGCCTTTATAGCTTTTGCGGATAAAATCATCACAATTTAGCACCGGAAAAATATCGCGAAATTGTTTTTCGCCACCGACAACATTTTTGTAAAATTTTAGTGCATTGCTGCCAGCAGTCATTTTTGTGAATCCTTTATCGAAAAGCTGCTTTAATGCCAAAGCCATTATTTTAGCATCATTTAAAATATATGCTTTTTCATCCTCTGTTAAAATGTGTCCAATCTCTCTTTCGGCTCTGTAGTCAATAGAAAGTTTGCTTATTGGTAACTTAAAATCATGTGCAATTTTTTCAACGCTTGAATTTAGTAGCTTTAAGCTGTCCATTATTTGACATTTGCAGTCATTAAGCATTAAGTCTATACTATAGAATTTACCTGTGTCAGAAATAAGTGTTGAAAAACGGTTGTTTTTTAAATATTTGCGCTCGTATATCCATTCAAAACCGTTTCGCAAAATATAGTTAAATATGAATTCACCATCAAACGCAAGGTTGTGAAACCAAACTTTTTTAGATTCACCATGTTTTTTGTTGCCTAAAAACTCTACAAATGTTGATATGTCGTTATCAATATAAAACTCGTCCGGCTTATCAACGTTTACAGCAATCCACGCCCATACTCTGCAATCGTCTTTTTGTGTTGTGGTTTCAAAGTCTGCTGTCCACCTTGACACAAAAAGACCCCCTTAATACATGAAATCTAAATTATCTATCCCAACGCTTTGAGCAATGCGGGAAAGATCAGACATGGTTACATTATCAAACGGCAACGGTTCGCCTTGCCCCTTAAATTTTAATCCAACTGAATAATACATGATTGCAAGATCGTCACTGTTTTCTTGCAGCCACTTATAATACTCTTTCGGGGACATATTCTCAAAAGAGTCAATAATTTCTGATAGATCAATGCCGTTAACTGCTTCTACCGTTCTCAACTGAGAGATTAAATTATTTCGTCTTATCAATAGTCCCTCTTGCTTTGGCGGCAATCCGGCATTAATAATACCACGAATTTTCTTTACCACATCCAGCCGACCGCTAACTTGTGATAATGGTTTTATCTTACGTTCAACAACAGCAATTTCTTGCTGTAATTTCGGAATGTCTTGCAACGCTGCATTTGATAATTTAGCGCGCAATTCTCTTGACTTTTTCCTATTGGCTCTTAATACTCGATTTCTTAAACGGTTATAGCTGTTTGCTTCACCTTGTGTAATTTCTGCGTTAAATTTTGCTGGTGAAAAGTCAGAAAGTTTTTTATAGTCTTTCAAAAGCTGTATTTGTTCGCGTAATTCTTTGCCGGTTTCAACACTATTCAAAATTTCTTCTACGTTTGCTTTTGGTGGTAATCTTCCAGTAATTCCAGCGCCTGCCGCCTTTGTTCTCATGCTATTAAACGTGCGCACAGCGTTTGAAAGATCAGTTTTTTGCTTTTTTGATATTTTCATAGCCCAGCCCCACCTTTAAAGGGATTTCAAAAGCATTTTCATATTCATTGCCGTACATATCACGAACATAAAAGCCGCTTTTTTCCGTTTCAAGATAAGTTTGCATGATAATAAATTCATCATCAATCTGCACTTTTGGATATTTTAGGCGCTGCTTTATCATTTCTTTCTTAATAAGAATATCTAAAAGTCTTTTACTGAATTTTTCAAGTTTTAGCATTGTTGAAAAATGATACTGAAAATTTTGAGACGCATAAATAAACTTTGAATTTTTTACAGGTGAAATTTTCATTTTTTACCCCTCCTACTAAATTTTGAAATTTTAATCCACTTTCTGTGAATATGCACATCTTTCACAACAGTGTAAAAAATGCCCGCAAAAGCCAGCATTAAAAGCATTGAAGTTATAACAACACTAAAAACAACGTAGTAGTATAACATTATATCAAATCCTTTCTAAAAAAAGCCGCCTTTCGGCGGCCTATGATTATGCAAGTTTGATAAAAAGCACCTGTCCTTTTCCCTTGCTCACAATATACGGCATAATTTTGAGCGGTTTTTCCCATGTAGACGGATCGCCAAACATCGCAGGACTAAGCAGCCGCCGCAGACTGTTATAAACGCCAATCGAACAACAGCTATAGGAAACTCCCTTATCGTCCATAATCACAACGCGCGGCGCGGTATGGACATTTCCGGTTATGTTGCCATCATCGTCTTTTTCCGCAATGTCAACAGGCTCAACATAAAGATCAACCATGTTGATAGTGGTGTTCACCTTTTCTTTCAGACTGCAATCTGGGCTCTGAATCGCGTTGAAAAGTTTGCGTTTTGCATCATCGTCAACAAGAGCGATAGAACAATAACCGCCGTTGGTATATGCTTCGTCAATGGTCATCAGCTTATTTTCCATTTTTTATTTGCCTCACTTTTCTACCTTTTCGGCAATCTCGAAAAACTTTTCATCGGAAATATTGTACTTTTCCTCAAGCTTTTCAACACTCTCAACGCGAACAACGCGCCCGGCCTTTGCAAAGTATTTTTCGACAGCCTTTTCGTTTGCTCTTACACGGGAAATAACTTCCGACTTTTTGAGAAGCTCAACCTTTCCATTAACCTCGTCAACCTCGTAAAAATCTACCTTTGCCTTTGTCACCTTTACGATCATTTTCTTACACTCTCCTTATTTTGTTTTGCCCTTTCGGACTATATTTAGTATACACTTTTTTCAAATAAAAGTCAAGACTTTTTCAGAAAAAATTTTTATGGTAATAAATGGAAAAAGGGCTTTGCAGCCCTTATTGTTCTATGTTTATTGCGCATTATTTTTATTTAAAAAGGAGGGTGTTAAAATGAATAGTTATATCACAATTTGCGTTTACGGAAATTTGCAGAACACGACATTAGAATAAAAATTTTTTGAAATTGATAGTGAAAACAACCGTCTTTTTCATGACATTCTTAATGAAGCCGGTTACGATGCTGAATTATTTATCTGCCGATTAACAACGAAAATTAAAGCGTGAAAAAACGCAACACGGAAATGGGGAAACCATTTTCGTGCTATTTTTTACACTACAGG